GGCACCACCCACGCCGTTGTCGGCCTCGCCTACACCAGCGAGTTGCAACCGATGCCGTTTGATCTGCCGTTGCAAGACGGCACCACCAAGGGCCGCGTGATGCACACGCCGCAAGTGGCGGTGCAGCTTTTTCGCAGCGCAGCGGGCAAGTATGCAGACAGCGCGACGGCAACGCTCTACGACATGAAGATCCCCAGCGGCGACTACACCGGCATCCTCCGCCTGCCAGCGGCGGCAGCGATGCGCGATAGCTGCGAGGTCTATTTCAAAACGACCGGACCTTTGCCGTTGAATTTCACCAGCGTTGTTCCCAGCGTCAACGTGTATGGGACATGAGCCGCTTCAACTTCGCGTCTATGGCACTGGGCTAGGCGACTACCAAGTCGTCTCGGCATGGTGGCAGGCGAGGCATGGGCAACCGTTCCCCGAAACGCTGGTGCCGCCCGATGCCGTCATTGTGGAGCGCGCAGGAAAGCCGGTGGCGTTCCTCTGCTGCTACCTGTCCTACGGTGTGGGGGTGGCGTTCCTGGAGTTTGCCGTCACCCGCCCCGGCCTGGGCTTCAAGGTGGCTCGCGAGGCGATGACTATGGCGATCAACGGCTGTGTCGCCCTGGCCCACGGGCGTGGGGATTTCAGCTTCTTCCGCTGCAACACCGTCCCAGCCATAGGGCGCGTGCTGCTAGGGCTCGGCTTCCTTCAAGACGCCTACTGTTCAACCGGCTTCTCCATCCACAAACAAAGACCATGAACTTTATCCCCCAAATCGTCATAGCGATCATCGGCGCGGTAGGTGTTGGAATGCAGGCTAAGGCCAGCTACAACGCTGCCGAGCAACAGAATCAGCTCGCGCTGCTCAATGCCCAAGCGCAAACCCAAGGAGCCCAAAACGAGGGCCAGCTCGGCATGATGCAGGCCAAGCTGAACGCTGACCTGTCCGCCCGAGACCAGCAAGCCGCCGATGAGATGGCAAAGAACCTGGAGCTGCAAGCGGCGATGGGCTCGAAGTCTGCCGAGAATGACATTCGCAAGAGCCGGACCGACTACGAGCGGCTAATTGCCTCCCAGCGTGTGCAGGCGGCGAAGGCTGGCGTGCTCGATACTAGCGGCTCACCGCTGGAGCTGCTGGTGCGGACCTCGGAGCGTTCACAGCAGGAGGCCGAAGCGCTGCGCTACCAAGACGAGATCAACCGGCGTGGGCTGTTCAATCAAGCCACCGTCTCGCGCAACCAAGGCATCATGGCGGGCATCCAAGGCATGAGCGCCATGAGCGCGGGCTACGGTGCCCAGGGTCGCGCTGCCCAAGGCGTTGCCCAGGCAAATCTGAACCTCTACTCCTCCCGCGCCTCATCGCAGGCGATGCGCAACCAAGCTACTAGCAGTCTCATCGCGGGCGCGGGAAATCTCGCCCAGCAGTCCTACTCGAACTTCCGCCCCACGCCCAGCTCGGGCGCAACCTCCGCTCGCTACTAATCATGCCCCAGTTCTCCCAACCCAACGGCCTCGGTGCCACGCCGCGCATCGGCAACGGCTTCGCGGCGCAAACCTTCCGAGGCTTCCAGGTCAACAACGACATTGGCAGCGTTGGCGACATTGCCCAGATTGACGCGCGCGGCTTCATTGCTGAGGCGCAATCTGCCGGGACCATCGGCGAGGGCATCGCCTCCCTCGGAGAAAGCGCCTCGAAGGTTTACCAAGCCCAAATGCAAGCCATCGGGCGGCGCAAAGAGATTGAAGCCGAGTCGATGATGGTCACGGCCAGCGAAGACATTGCAGGCAAGCTGGCGGCAGAGAAGGATGAAACCAAGTGGGAGGCCATCGCGATCAAAGAGGCCGATGAGCACGGCAAGATGTGGCTGACCAAAGACCTGTCTCCCGATGCGCGCGATGCTATCGAGATGCGGCACGTTGCTTGGAAAGCGGGCATCGCCACCGAGGCGCGGCGGTCTTCGCGGCTGCGCTCGTTTAACCTGCTGGGGGAGACTCTGAACTTCAAGAAAGCCCAGGCGCTCGAAGCCAATGACTTCGGCACGGCGCGCGCCGTTGTCGGTGAGATGCAGGGCCACGGGATCATCCATGAAGGCTCAGCGGGGATGGAGATGATGAAGATTGGCAAGGCGGAAAAAGCCAGCGGCATGGAGCGCAACAAGATCGACGCTAATGGTGCCATCCTGGCTGGTGATGTGGCGGCGGCGCGCAGTATCATCGCCACGTCTCCGCACTTCGACGACAACGAGCGCAAAGCACAGCTCCAGGAAGTCGATTACAAGTTCGCCGTCGAAGAGACGAACAAGCAAATCGACACCCTGGCGCGGACCAACCCAGCCAAGCTGCAAGCGATGCTGCTTGACCCCAAAGCCTTCCCCGCGCTGGATGTCAACGGCAGGGCGAAGGCGAATGATGTGGCCATCCAAGCCCGAGAGACGGTGGCGGGCAATGCGGTGGTGGAGGCGACGCGAGCGATTGACCTGCTCAAGATCAACGGCGGCATCGAGAAGGCTACGCTGGAGACGCTGGCCGTCGATATGTCCCAAGCTACGCCGTGGCACAAGGCAGTCATCGCGGGCAAGCTGGAAGCGGCCAAGCATGGGACCGATGGCGCGATTGATAGCGCCTATCAGTCGCTCTACGCCAGAGCGGCGAACTACAAGCCAGCACAGGACAGGAACGGTGTGCAGGCGGCGCGCTTGGCGACGCTGGCGGCGGCGATGCCGAAGGCCTACGCTGACAAGATCAACGCCAAGATCGATGGAGTGATGAAGGGTGCCCAGGGATTCGACACCGGCCCTGGCCTCATGACACTCAATGCGGCGGTGAAGAAACAGGTGTTTGGCTCGGCTGAGGTGGTTCTCAAGGACGCGGCGACAGGGGAGGCGCTACTGAAAAAGGAGCCAACCCGCTACCGCCGTGTCGGGATGATGAATGACTGGGTTTTCGACAACGAAGCCCAGCCTGGGGAGGTGCCCGACTACTACAAAGAGAAGCCTGTGGAGGCGGGGGAAGCCTTCACCAAGGACACCATCACCGACAAGTTCGAGGCGGATCGCATCGACAAACTGCACGCGCGGATTGCCGATGAGTTTGAACGCCGCGCCAAGGAAGGCGAGTTTAAGACCGAGGAAGCGGCAAACGATTGGATGGCCAAAGCCATCGCCAAGGCTGGCGGCAAGACGATGAAGGCTGCGCCACCATCAGCGGCAGCAGCAGGTCCAAGCAACGCTCTCACGGGCTCGGACGGCTTCGACGCCGCGGCCAAAGCTCAAGAAATTCTCAGCCGGAAATAATCGAATATGCTCAACGAACAAGACGCGACCACACTTCTACAAGCTTACGACGGCCTGCCTGCGGACCAACAAGCGGCAGCGAAGGCCAAGCTGCAAGCCTATCACAACAACGCGAAGTTTGAAGGCTATGACCCCTACCCAACGTCAACGGCCAACAAGGCGAAGGCGGAAGCTCAGTATGAATCGCTGTTCGACGATTTGAAGAATGTCGATGCGCTCAATCCCACCCTGGCGGCGGTCGCACCCATGATGATCGACGCGGATGCCGAGCGCGCAAAGGAGGTCAATCGTCAGTTCCTTTCGCGCCGGTATGGCAAGCCTGTCGATGAACTGCGCGACGATGTGACCTATCAGCTGCACCGCGACGCCTACGCTCAAGAGCAATGGGCAGACTACGGGGCGCAGGATGACAAGGGCTTCTACCAGAGTGCGAAGATCCAAACGGCGCGCGAGAAAGACGAAAGAGTGATGCACCAAGAGGCTGCTCACGAAGGCGCGTTCTCCGCGATGGATGGCGACGCGGGCAAGTCTGGGCTGGCGGGCCTCGCCGCATGGCAAGGCCAGGCGCAAGGCAAGTCTGGCTATCTCGCCAGCCAGGCCAAGACTTGGCTGGAGTCCTACAATCGCACGAACGATCTTGTTGCCCCCCACCGCCCCCTCATCGCCAACACCATCGCGGCGATGTCGAAGACCATGGAAGGCCTCACCGATGATCCCGAAGCTGAGAAGACGCTGGCGGCGACGCGCGAGGCGCTGATTGACATGCCGGGGGAGCAACGCCGCGCGGTGATCGCTGCGCTGGTGACGGCGGGGGCCAAGCGTGGCGAGGCCAGTGGCAAGGCCGACATTCCACAGTTCTTGCGCGAGCTAGGCAAGACGATGAGTGCTCAGCAGTGGGGCGGCGAGAGCGGCGACGCCACCGGTGCGGCGGGCTCGCTAGTCGTGCAGGCCGGTGAGGCGCTGGGGCGGATGGCGGGGCAGGCTACCAGCGGGCGGCAAAGCAAGATGCAGGCGCTAGCGGCGGTGCCGGAGAACGGCTTGGCAACAACAACCCTCGGCGTCATCGACACGCCAGAGAAGGCGCGGCAGTTTGTTAGCGAGAGCACTGGAAACTACGCGATGCAGCACTTCCACGATAGCGTTGACGGCCCTTCAAACTTTACGCCAAAGGGCACAGAGCGCCAACTCACCCCCGACGAATCCCGCCTCATCATCGAGGCCAAGGCACGCTCCAAGAGGGCCATCAACATCAGCCGCGAGATTCAAGATATTGCCGAGAGCACGGACCCCATTAAGAGCGTCGTCGCGAGCACGGCAGGAACGTCTATCGGCATCATGGCACCGCTCGCGCTGGGCGGGCCGATGATGGCGGTGCCCATGGCGGCGGTGTATCAAGAGATCGAATACGAAGACCTGTCGCGAAAGTATCCCGACATGGCCGAGGGGCAGAAGAGCATGATCGCAAGCATCAGCGCGCCCATCCAGGCGGCTCTCGATCTCGTCGAACTCGGCGCATTGAAGCGCCTGCCATCGCTCAGCGACTTCATCACCAAGGGCATCACCAAGGCCATGCTCGGCGGCGCGGCGGTTCAAGGGCTCAAAAGCTACGGTCTAGAGAATGCCGTCGAACTGGTGCAAGATTTCTCGACGCCCATCATCCAAGACTTGGCCCACGCGCTCAGCTCCGACATGCCAAGCGTCGATTGGGAGATGGAGAAAAGAAACTTCTGGCAAGGCCGCGCAGACGTAGCGCTCGGCATGATCCCGCTGACGTTGATCGGACTCGGCTACTCCAGCGCCCAAGGCTACCAGCGCGGCAAGTCGGCGCTGGAGGTGAATCAAAACCTCGGCGAGATGGGTTTCCCTCACGCGGATCGTGTCACCATTGCCGACGCCTTCGCCAGCGGCGACAACGCTCTCGCTCAGCAGGCCATCCAAGAGGCGTTCCCACGGCGCTCGCCTGAGATCGCGGCAGAGTTTGGCAATGAGGCGCGGGCTTCACGGCTCGCGATGCAACAGGCCATCGCCCAAGCCCAAGACCGGGGGATGCTGCCACGCTGGCGGCGCGATGGCGAGGGTTTCAGCGTGCGCGTGGGCAATGACTCGATCCGTGTCGATTCGATGGAGCAGGTGCAGGAAATCTCGATGGGGCACCTCAACGAATGGGAGAAGCAGCAGCAAGCGGCGGTGGCCAACGTGGCAGGCGAACTCCTCGACCGTGGCACCACGGCGGAAGCGTGGGAGTCGGCACCGTCCGAAGATCGCAAGCTGAGGGATGAAGCGGCGCAAGACGGCAACCTCGACAGTGTGCTGCAGGCGGCGCGCGTGGCCGCACAGCTCGAAGGCGTGGCCCACGATGACGCCACGGCGCTGGAGCGCTCAGTGGTGGGGAGCAATCGCGCGGAGATGGTAGAGGCTGTGCGCACGCTGGTAAGCCGGGGGTTCCAACAGGCTAGCGTGCTGACGCCTGTGGAGGAATTTCTTGAGGGCCGCGTGAAACTGGGATTGAGCAACGGCACCTTCACCGCGCCTCAACTGACTGGCTGGGTGCGTTCCACCGAAGCTGCCACCGGCCTCAGCTTCCTCGGCGATGAAGCCAGCTTCACCGCGCGCTCCGAAGGCGAGCAACAGCGCCTCGTCCTCGAATCCATTTCCAAGATCGTCGTCGCCGATGTGCTGGGCCAAGACTCCAGCGGCAAGCACTTCGCCGCTGGCACCATTTCGCGCGGCATCAAAGCCCAGGCGCGCGGCTACTCCCAACGCATCAACGACGCCAAGGCCGACCTGAACGCCAAGGAAGCGGGCAAGTTCCGCCACTTCCTGCGGCTGTTCCGCACGATGATCGGCGCTGCTCTCAAGACAGCTAAGGCCATCGCCCTGGCGCGCAAAGATGGCAAGCTGGGCGAAGACCATGACGCCTTTGTGGACAAGCTGCTCGGCGCGAATGCAGAGCAGCGTTTCGCCTCCGAAGTGGAGCGGCAGACCAAGGCGATGCTGGGGGAGGAAGTGGGCGAGGATGGAAGCTATTCGCTGGGTGCCATTACCAACTCACGCGCCAAGCCTGCCGACACCTCGAACATCACCGAGATGCCCGATGGTGCTCAGTTGGTGGGGCCGACGACGTTTTCGCTGGCGGACTATGGCGGCAACCACCGACCGAACTCGGAAGGGCCGAGAGCCTTCGACTTAGCAGAGGCGGACGTCTCTCCCGCCGATGTCTATGAGCATCCCGAATGGTATTCATCAATGGATGCCAAGATCATTCGCGAGACGATGGCGCAACTTCGCAAGGTGAAGGGCAAGCCAGACGGCGAAGTGAGTATTTACCGCGCTGGTCCAAAGGGCGAGATGAATGAGGGTGACTGGGTTTCCTTGTCGAAGGAATACGCGCGCACGCACGCTGACAGACAAGACCCCGAAGGCTTCAGGGTTTGGGTTAGCAAGGTAAGGGCCCAAGACCTGCGCTGGGCAATGGATGATCTCGCGGAATTTGGGTATTTCGGAAAGTCGATTCCGGCGCAAGACACGGGCGTCTCGTTCTCCATCTCCGCCTACCACGGCACGCCGCACAAGGTGGACAAGTTTAGCCTCGCCAAGATCGGCACGGGCGAAGGCGCTCAGGCTTACGGCTGGGGGCTGTACTTTGCCGGGAACAAGGCGGTGGCAGAGGGGTATCAGCGCAAACTTTCGGTCGCAAATGAATATGCTAGAATGGCCATGCAGCTGAAGGGGTCGAGGTCAGAAGCTGTTGAATACATGCGCTCTGATTCATGGGATCAAAGAAATAAAGATGTCCAATCTGCCATTGCTGAACTCCTTTCAAACAACTCCAACGGCAACCTCTACACTGTCGAACTGCTCCCCGACGAAGCCGACTTCCTCGACTGGGACAAGCCGTTGTCAGAGCAGAGTGCAAAGGTGAAGGCGGCGATGGAGAAGACCAACGAAACACCCTTTGACACGTCAGAGCCGGAATACGGGTCTATTTCCAGCCGCTTGCAGCAGGCCATCAAAGAGGCGAGGCATTATAATCAAGACCCGAAATGGGACTTGGTTCATCAAGAGCTTGCTATTAACGGGCGCGCTAAACTCGCTTCCCAAGCCCTCGCCACCCTCGGCATCCCCGGCATCCGCTACCTCGACGGCAACAGCCGCGATGGCGGCAAGGGCACGAGCAACTATGTGATCTTCGATGAGTCGCTGGTGAAGATTCTGGAAGAGAACGGCAAGGCCGTGGAGGAAGGGGAGCCGAGTTATAGCTTGGGTGGGGCGAAGACAAAAAACCCCGACAGCCTTTCGACTGACGGGGCGGAGTTTCCTCCCAATTCCATTGCTGGAAGCACCGTTTTACCGGCATTTGAAGGTTCGTTTCAATCCGCGCCCATCTCGCGACAGGCGACAAATCACCCTGATGGTGGATATGGAGCGGCGCAACAAGAAAGAGCGCTGGCAAGGCTTAGGATCGCGCAGAGCGGCATAGCTGAAGCCCGCGCCCTACTGGCTCAAGCCGAGCGGTTGGCCGCAAATGCTGCAAGAGACGCCATCGAGTATTCTCGCCGCACTGGTGAATGGGAGCCGGGAAGCGATCTTGTTATCTATCACGAAGGCCACAACGAGCAGACTCATTACGGCTTCCGGCAGAAAACCGGCGGTTCGTGGGATGTGGTCTTGCCGTCAAATGCGGGCGCTGATTTAAGGCGGGCGCTGACGAGTCTAGCGGCCACACTTCCAAAGACGCTTTCCGCCGCCTCAATAGAGGAAACGGATGCAAGGTTGCGGCAGCACTACCCAGAAACCAGACAGACAGCCGGAATGGCGATCATCGGGGTAAACCTTCGAGGGGTTCAGTTTTATCGGGACAATGTTCGTTTTGAAGACGGCTCCATCTGGAACCCTAGAAATCGCCAGCCGGTGCCAGCGGAGGATGGCGCAAGGGACGCCGTGGTTGCTAGGAGGGAGGCGCTTATAGAGGCAGAGGCCGAACTCTATCTCGCGGAAGATGAAGAGGGTGGCACCGCTGGTCGTATGGACGCCAAGCGCACGGCGGGTGCTCGCGTGCTGGAAACCCAGAGGGCCACTTTTGCCGCCATGCTTGATGCACGGGACGAGGACGCTAAAAACGCAGCCTCCAACTTCATCGCTAAGGTCTGGAACGCCATCGCTGGCCACGACGAAGCTTTCCAATTTGGCCGCACAGACAGCCCCGACGCATCAGAAATTGCCCGCGCCGTATCGACCCCAGGGCACAGCATCACCATGGAGGAACACGCCGACTCTGTGCGCGTCATGGGCAGCAGCGGTTACCTCACCATCAACGATACCGACACCTCGCGGCCCTGGATACGCAGCACCGAGGCGGGCAGCAAAGGCAAAAAATCAGGTGGGGGCACTCAGCTCTACCAAGCTGCGCTGGATTGGATACACAACAACGGCAAAACCATCAAAGATGATCCCGGTGGTTTGACAGCCATCAATGCCATCCGTCGCACCAGCGCCTTCCTCGCTTCGGCGCTGCGCTGGGGTACCACAAAGCACTTGCAGCCCCACGCCGCGCAAGGCGTCAAATGGAAGGCTGGATCACACACCCGCAACCTCGCTGCTCTCGCCGCTAAGGAAATGTATCACGCCTTTAAAGCAGTTGTTGAAGCTCAGGGTTGGCGGTATGATTTCAACAATGGCGCTTTCACCGACAGCAATGGAGAATCCATCTCCGACGGCCAATTCTCCAGCGCCGTCATCGCTGGAAATCCCGCCGCATCTGGCGTCGGCCTTTCAACTCTACAAAGAGCGATCATCACGCGATCCTCGATTGAAGCATTTCAACGAGGCGAGGCTGTGGGTGTGCTTTCTGAGGTCGATCCCAGCAGAGAGCTTCCAGAGCGGCTAACCCACATCAGCTATTCCCTCTCCCCCGCCGACCGCCTCGGCCTCGCCGCGCAAACGATGGCGCAAACCCTCGACGCCCGCCACGACGGCACGCGCAAATTTCTGGAGAAGGCCCACGACGGCATGAAAGCCCTTCGCCAGCGCTGGGCTGATATGCCCGCGCGCATCGCCAAAGGGGACTTGGACAAGTATCAGGCGCGCATGGTTGAAGTGCGCCTGGATGAACTCGAAGCAGCCTCGCTCAACGGTGAAGAGAGCGTCCTCGATGTGGAGCGCGATGGGGGCAACATCCTCGCCATGCCCGAGATGGCGAAGTTCACCGAGCATCCGCTGGCCATCGCCCTGCGCACGTCGCGAAGCGCGCGGAAGCGATACTATGCGTGGCGTCTCAAGCCCGAGGCGGCATGGCGGCGAATCCAAATCGAGAAGTTTGGCAAGATCGGCGGCGAGTATGACCAAAGCACCGGGCCTCGCCTCTTCTTCCAGGGCGAAGAGACGCCCGATCAACTCGCTTCTGAGATCCACGCCAACCAGCCGGGTTTGGTCAAAGGTCCGTATGCGGACGATCTATGGGAAGCCATCAGCGCGATGTTCGCCGAAGTCTCCGGCAATCGCGAGCTGCTAGCCAAAGCCCAGGAACGCCTGAAAGCCGCGAAGGCGAGGGTGAAGGCGGAAGCTGAGTTTGAAGGCAACGCATGGCGCTACGAGCAAGATCAAATCCAAGCCCGTCTCGGCTCGCCACGGCAAGCGGCGGTGCGCGATGTGGCGATGCTCGAAGTCTTCGCCAACGCTCTGCCTCCCGAGGTGCGCGGCAAGCTGCGCCTCGGCCTCGCGGGCATCGCGGAAATCAGCAGCGACAAGGCGTTCGTGAAGGAGCTCACCCAGCGGGCGAAGGCTATCGACAAGGCTCTGAATGAGCATTGGGCGGCGGTGAATGCGGAGAGCTTGGCTGAACTGATTGCCCTGGGCATCGGCAAGAAAGAGCCGGGGAAGAAGCGCCGGGGAACGGCCACGCCCGAGGTGCATCGTTACTTTGCGATGGTGGAGGCGGTGGTGAATGCCGACCCCAAGGAATTGGCACTCCTGCGAGCTGGCCTTGTGTCGAAGCTCGAAGGCGAAAAGCAGGAGGATCAACAGGAGGAAGGGGAGCAGCAGGAGGAAGAGATTGACGAGCTTGAGATGATCCAACGCCTCAACACGGTGGATCTGTGGGGCGGGTTCTCAAAGAAGCATGTCGCCGATCAAAGCGCGCTGCTGAACGAAGGCTGGGCAACCTACCGGCGTGGTCGCAACCTTTGGTTCACCGCCGAAGAAAAGCGCCTCGAAGCTACCCGCAGGGATGCGCAAGCGTTCATCGAAGCCAACGGCATTGGCACCTACGGCGCTCAATCGCGCACACGCGCCAAGCGTGGCGTTGTCGCGGCCCTCACCGCCGACTTCACCGACATTGGCGGCTATATGCGCCGACTCGTTGGCGATCTTCCGCTCATTAAGACCTGGGAGGATGGACTCACCAAAGCCTTCGCCGCCAAAGAGTTTAGCCTCGCGAAGCTGCGCAAACGCTGGGAGGCTGCGCTTGCCGAGGCTATGCCTGACATGTCAAAGAGCCAACGCGAGCGGCGTTTCTTTGAGCTGCACAGCAAGCGCTCCATCACCGTTGACATCACTGAGGAAAAGCTCAACGCCCTCATCAACGCCAAGGCTCGCGACCAACTGCTTTTGGAGGGGTGGACGCCAGAGCAAATCACCGACAGCGCCAACCTCACCGAAGCCGAGGCCATGACAATCACGCTCACCTGGGGGCAATCCAAGTATCGCGCGAGCCTGACACGCAGCGGCTTCACTGCCGACGTGGTAGCCCAGCTAGAGCAACGACTCAGCCCAGAGGCGAAGTCCCTGCGCGCATGGATGAGCAACCAGTTAAAGGAGCAGCACGCGCCTCTGAATGAGGTTTTTCGCCGTGTTGGCGGCATCAACCTACCGCAGATTCCCAACTATTGGCCGGGGCGCTTTTACAGCGCTGGCAATGAGCGCGATTCCCTCGACGTGATGGGCGCTGGCGTCGTCGGCTCCGGCTTCGCTGATGGCTGGATGAAAGAGCGCAAGGGGCACGCGGCACTGGTGAAGATCGACAGCGCCTTTTCGACGTTCTGGGGGCACATGAACCAGTCCGAGCACTGGCGGCACCTTGCCGAGCCGGTGCGCGAGATGCGCGGTGTATTCCGCAATCCTCAAGTGAAGAAGGCGCTTATGTCCAACTCCGGCGATCAAGCGCTCGTCGATGTGACGGCGTGGCTGGACATTCTCGAAGCCAACGGCTCGCGGGCTTTGAACGGTGCCACCGAGAAGACACTCAACCGATTGCTTGCCAACTTCTCGCTTGGGCGGCTGGCCTGGAATCCTTTCTCTCTCGCGCGGCAATCCACCGCTGTTTTTAACGTCGGCTATGCAGACGGTCTAACGCCTGGGATGCTGTTCAAGGGGGCGGGGTCAATCCTGAGTAACCCGGCCAACTTCATCGACATCTACCAAGAGCTGTATGCCTCGGATGAAATCTTCGCACGTGTCGAGGGCGGCATGTCGCCCGAGGTGCGCAATGCGCTAAACGAGTTTTGGAAAACCGGCCCTGGCCTGTGGAAGTCGGCGCTAGATAAGGGCATGGAAAACCTGGGTTTCGTCGATGCTTTCTTTACCACCATCGGCGGCGTCGTCGCCTACGAGGCGCACGCCATCGAACTCGAAAACGCTGGCCATGCTCCCGCGAAAGCCCACGAAATGGCCATCGCAGCGGCGAAACTGGCCATCCTAAACACCGCCCAACCAACGACGGTGAACAAGAAAAGCCTCATTGAGAACCGCACCACCGACGCCATCAGGAAGAGCGTGATGATGTTCCTCTCGGATGGGCGGCAGAAGTGGGCGTTTTATCAGGAATCGGTTTTCGATGTGGTCAAGAATGGCAGGAAGGCCAGCAAAAATAGCTGGAACCGCCTGCTGTGGACCTGGCTCGTCGTTGGTCCCGCCGCAAACATTGTTGCGGCTGGCCTGCGCGACCTCATCGACGGCGGCGATGATGACGAGATTTTCGACGGCAAGAATTGGACGCTGTCAGACTTCGCAATGTCTTCGTTTCTGGGGCCTCTTCGCGGCTTCTTTCTCGCTGGCTCAGTTGTTGAGAGCCTAATGGACCGCTGGGCAGGAAGGAAGGCTTTCACCCCCTCGGGAGGCAGTATCGCCGACATGCCGGAAGAGGTAGTCACCGATGCCCTGCGCCTTGGCGGCTACCTGCTTGACGACAAGGACCAGACGCCAGAGCAGTATGGCAAGGCCGCGCTGAACCTCATGTCGGAAACGGGCGGCGTGCCCGCGATGGTGGCGGCAACGATCAAGCGCGCGATGAAACTAGCCGATCAGTGAGTCCTCAACCCCACGCTTGACCACTCCGCAGCCAGCGCTTTAATCCGCGCCCATGCCCATCTCTCACTTCGGCGCATGGTGCCGAACAACCAAGCATGACTCGCACCACCTCATCCTCGGAGGATCGCCGGTCTGCAAATCAGCCACGATGGAGCGCTGGGAAATGGGCTGGGTGCAAATCAAAGAGATGGACCACGACACCGCCAAGCGTTGCACGCGCTGCAAGCACGTCGCCCAAGAGCAGGAACGGCGGCGCGAAGAAATACGCCTCAAGCGTGTCGAAGCTGGTCGCAAAGGAGGGCAGGCATCAACACCGATGAAGCGCCTGACAGCCCGTTTAAACGGGCTTCTAGGCACCCCAAGCAAATGCTTGGGGGGGGTGTGTTAAGGGCTCACAACTAGCCGTTTGACTTTCGGCGAAGTGGTCGGGTTCGTGTTTCACGATGAATGACCCTTTCGCGAACAACGGTTTTAAGATGCTCACCGGCACCAGCGCAATCGACTTGAGCGGCGACCCCCTCCAGGGGTTTACCCCATCCTCGGGCGATGCCGAGATTGCAGCCATCACCTTCCCCACCACGCGCGGCGGCAAGGCATTCCAAGGCGACAGCGGCATCGTCGGCGAGACGCTGCTCGAAGGCGTCTTTTACCCCGTGCCCTGCACTGGCATCACTCTCACCAGTGGCAAACTCATCGGCTGGAGGGATTAACATGATGGGCCTGGGACTCGGCAACTCGCTCATTCATCGCAGCGCTCCCCCTGGCGGAGGCGGCACCCCAGCCCCCAGCGGGCCTGTGATCGTATCGGCACCGACGATCAATCTGTGGGATGGACTGGTGGGCAACGAGGCAACGAGCGCGCCCGCCGTTTGGGACAATCCTGGCTATACCATAACTTATCAGTGGTATGCCAACGGCTCGCCCATCTCAGGCGAGACCGGCACCACCTATGTGCAGACCGAGTCAACGGCTGGCATGGCGATCAAAATACGCGAGCAAGCGGAGAATGGGGCTATGGAAGTCAGCTTCTCGGACTCGGCAACGCATAACCAAGTTGCACTGCGCGAGCCTAACGTCGTTGGCTCATACGTTATCAGCTATGTCGGCAGCGGCACAGGGTTAATTGGGGATCGGGTGGAAGTGGATTCAAGCCCAGGGACGGTCGATTTGGGCAACCCACCAGCGGGCGCAGATGAAACGTGGAATGGTATCATAGACACCTCAATGCTCTACTTGGCTGCGGGCGACATTGGCGGCACCATCACGCGCTCGATGTCTGCCACCAATAGCCAAGGGGCCGATGGTGCGTCCAGCAACGGCCTAACGCCTCTAGCCGCTGCCGCCCCGTCCAACACCACGCTGCCTGTCATTACGAGCAATGGGGGCTCAGGGCTCATCTGCTCCGATGGCGTGTGGACTGGCAACGCGCCTCAAGCGCTGATGACGTTCAGCCGCAAGTGGTTCTATGACGACTACACGGCGGGATTTGTCGAGCTTATCGGCGAGACGGGCAATGAGATCACCACGGCCTTCACTGGCGACTACTACTGTGAAGTCACCGCCACGAACCAAGTCACGGGCACCATGGTAACGACGCTCACGGTCTCGGTATGAAAGCTCTCACCATCAGCCTCATCGACCTCGCCGCTTTCATCACCCTCGGCGGCATCGCTGGCATCGTTTTCCTCATCGCAATAACCATCGATAACCTCAAAATACAATGACCAAAGCCCAAACCATCGCCACCATTAGACTCCGCCTCGCCGTCGCCCTCGAAGCCCTGGAGAATATCGCAATGGAACTCGCTCAATCGAAGCTCCTCCCTGACGACGTTCCTGATGAACCCGAGGAGGAAGTCACGCCACCAGTGACGATTGACCCGCCCCCAGCAGGCAACCTCCCTGGCCCCGTGCTCTCGCTGCTCAGTCAGACTCCCGGCTATGTGGAGTTCAGCGCAGCCGTTGACCCCGCTGCGAGCTACATCTCGATCCAAGTTCGCCATGAAGATGATGCCGCGCAGCCCACCAGCATTAGCTGGGCACCCGTCGGCAACGGCACCTATTCCGCGCAGTGCGGTTACGAGGCTGGCACCGTGCTACGATATTCAGCAGCCCAAGCGGCCACTCAGAACAACCAGCTAGCCTATGGGCCGGAGCTTGAAGTCACAGTGCCCATGGTATGACCGCCACCTTTGAACCCCAATGGCAGAATGAGCCAGAGGGGCCGGTGCCAACTGTCGCGGCCATTTTTGTCCTCGTCATCGCCGCAGCCTACTCTTTGCAGCTTTTCGCACCCTTTAAACCATGAGCGCAGCAACACTCCAATCCGTCGCCAACGCAGACACCCCAACAAATTTGCAACTCCCCCCAGGAATGGCTGGAGTGGCAGTGTGGTTGGCTGGCAAGTTCGGCGTGGGCATTCTGGTCGCCGCTGTCTTTGCCTACGGGCTGCGCGAGGTGTATTCCGACAACAAGGCGCTGAACGCGCAGATGATGACCTCATTCCAAGAGCAGACACGAATCAACGCGTCCACCCTCGCGGCGCTGGAACAGTTCAAACAAGAGTTTCGGGACGCTCATAACCGCGCAGTAAAACCATGAACCTAGACCTGTTCGCCCTGGTGTTCTCCGTCCTCACCCTGCTCTATGTCGAGCATCGGGACAGGCTCGCATGGCGTCGCTGGGATGAAGACATGGAGCGCGAGAGAAAGCTCCGTGCAAACCCATCTAAAACCCATCTAACCCGAGTCTAATTAGACATGTCGCAACAATGAGAATCGCCCACCTCATCATCCACATCTTCTTCATCCTCGCTGCCCTGGCCTTCGTCGGCCTGCCCTTCGCGCTCGTCGGCTGCACAGTCACCACGCCCGAGGGATTCCGCTGGGAAGTCTCCGCTGAGGAGGTTGCTTCCGCCATTGTGGCAATGCGTGGCGGCAAGCCAGTGAGGAGCGTGCAACCATGACCAACTCGGCCACCATCTACGCAGCCGCCAAACGCTACCTCGGCACTGCCGAGACTTCAGGCTCGCGCAGCACCAGTCTCATTAAGCTGTGGATCACCAAGGCCGCTGGCTGGTTAGACCCTGATGACTCAGTGACAGCATGGTGTGGCTGCTTCCGTGGCGCTATTGGCTACGAGACAGGCACTGGCGTTCCTTCCAGCCACTACCGCGCGGCAGCGTGGGCATCGTGGGGCGAGGCTGTGCCACTCGACAAGCCGGAGCTGTGGCAGCAGGGAGACACCATTGTGATGTCACGCCCTGGTGGCAACCATGTCACCCTCCTAGACCGCGTTGTTGGCACCCGCGCCTTCTGCCTCGGCGGCAACCAAGGCGATGCTGTGAGTGTCGCGCCCTTCGCCCTCAGCAAGATCACTGCGGTGCGGCGGTAGTGCGCAGATTTAACCCTCCCTGACCTTCGCCCGCATCTTCGCGGGCTCACTCCCAACCTCGGCACCCTTCGCCCTCGCCTCGCGCCCGCTGATTCCATGCCGTTCGTAGAACGCCTGAACGTGCTCGGTGTGACGCTGGGCATTGCGCTTCTGCCATCGCGCCTTGGCCTTCTTGTACGCAGCAAAGCCCACGCGCTTCTTCCGCCTGTGCCAAGCCTCGCGATCCTTCGCCCGCTTCAACGCCAGCGCCTTCTCTTCGGCCTTCGTCATGGGCTCAGGTAGTGGTTGATCGTCGTCGCCGTCGATGAGTGCCCGAGGGCGTTCGATGCCGCCCGCACGCCCTCAAGGTGGGGGCACACCAAGCAAAATCAAGGGCCTCAATGAATTATTGTGAAAATAAATGAATACTTGTTGACTGGTGTAACCACACCTGCAACGGTGTAACCACACCCCATGAAGCAAATTGTAATCAATACAGACACGGATACTCACACTTGGCTCAAGGAATTGGCGGCTCGCGAGGGACGGACCCTGGGCAAGCAAGTCTTACTTATGCTCGGCTTGCATCGCCCCACCCTCGCCCCCACCCCCAAGACGGCAAAGCGGAAGGGGGCGAAGGTATGAGCGCCGACCCGCCAACCTGGCGTGCCTGTCTCCGCCATCGCTGCCACTGGGCTGGTGAAGCTGACGAAGCGCCGGGGTATTCGCGGTTCCTGGGCTCCGGTGGCGGAGGTGAACCGCTACATCAGGAAGAAGTTTTGGGGGACGCCGCTGCTGGTGCCCTCCGGTGTTAAGGACTCGCAAGAATAAGAATTTATGACCACCCAACAACTCGACCAGATTATTGAAGAGTGCCCCGCCGATGTGGCGGTGGTGCTGGGGGATTTGCACCAACAAATCAGAGAGGCGGCAGCGGAGGCGCTGGCTGCTTCTCAGGAATCGGACGGCGGCGGCAAGCCGAAGGTGAAGGTTGCGCTGTCGCTCACCATTGACCTCTCCACGGCGCCTTGCTCGTGGGTGGTGGGCGGTGGTGTGTCGATCAGCTACAAGGTGCTCGGTGCCGAGCATCGCTGTGATGATCCCACTCAGCCGAGTCTTCCTGGTGTTGAGCCCAAAAGGAAAGGGGGCGAGAAATGATCGCTACCCCTCCTCCCTCGCCCGAGTGGCCGCTTGTCGTCTGCTGCGTCATGTGGATCATCGCCGCCTTGCTGGTGTCGTGGTGCATCGGGATCGTGTGGCTGTGGCTTCGCGGTCCTGCTCTCAACACTCGGCGCAAGCGTCCTGTGCCGTCTCCTGTGCCGTCTCCTGAACTGTCGATGCCCGACGTGCCGAGCTCGCGCCCTCACTCCCTGCACTGGCCCAATGGGGCGCGGTGGGGAACGATTTCGCCCGACCCCATACCGACCGAGAACGCGACTCGGTAGCTTGGTGGGACGGCAAAACTCGCCGCGCGGGGATGCGTGCGGTCTGACGGGCAGACTAACCCGAGACTTTGCCTCCCTAGTGTAATGGAAAGCACACAGAGCCTCTAACTCTGTAAGTCGTGGTTCGATTCCACGGGGAGGCACCTCAACACCTCAACACCTCAGAATCCACTCCTATGCAAAACCAACAACTCGCGGTTCCAACACCGCTGACTAAACCCTCTGCGCTGGCCATCATGGGCTCGCGTTTCAATGTCGATCCGGCGAAGCTGAACAGCACGCTGAAAAACACCGTGTTCAAAGGGGCCTCCGATGAAGAGATGCTAGCTCTCGTCGTCGTGGCAAACGAGTACGGGCTGAACCCGCTGACGAAGGAAATCTATGCCTTCCCTGCGAAGGGTGGCGGCATCGTCCCCGTCGTCTCGGTGGACGGCTGGAACAACATGGCCAACTCGCACCCGCAAATGGACGGGATGGAGTTTGAGTTCGACCACGCGGCAAACGGGGCACTCGTTTCTTGCACCTGCATCGTTTACCGCAAGGATCGCTCGCGCCCCATTCGCGTGACTGAATACCTTTCGGAGTGCCGTCGCAGCACCGATCCCTGGAAAATGGAACACCGAATGCTGAGGCACAAGGCACTGATTCAGTGCGTGCGGATCGCTTTCGGTTTCAGCGGAGTTCATGACGACGACGAGGCGCGCGAGATCACCAACGTCACGGTTTACGACGTTGAGCCGGTGCGCTCGGCAGTCGTCCCCAACAATTCCCCCAGTGCGGTGGGGGCGGCGGGCTCGGGAGTGCCAGCCGGAGATACGAGCACGGCGGCGGGCCGTGTGCCGCGCACCCGCCAACCTCAGCCAGAGCCTCAGCGCGAGGACATGGTGATGGACGCGATCCCAGCGCTCACGCCCTCCGAGCAAATCCTGGCCAACGGCCATCGCGACGGCATCACCTGGAATGAAGTCGCCGAAAGCGCTGTGAGGAATGGGCTGCTCGATGAGCCCTGCGCCATCGGCGACGCTGACGTTGCTGCTCTGCGCGAGCTGCTGGGCGTGTGGCCTTCGGTGGTGGCCGATGTGAAGGGGGGTCAACAGTAATGAACTGGCAACCCCTCAAACCCTCAGCGCGCTCCCACGCGGGAGTGGAAATCCGTTTCGCGATCCGCCACCAATCCAACAGTAGCGGGGTCCGGCTGGTGCTTTCTATCCGCCCGGACGTTGCCAAAAAGGCGGGATTCAGCGAAGGCGACAAGCTGCAACTCCAGCATGGTAGAAACGAAAGGACAGGCGCGGCGTTGGGCAGGCTCGTCGATGTTTCTGGCCCTGGCTCGATGCCCTACCACGCTGAAAACAACGGGCGCGGCAACGTCGAGTTCTCGTGCAGCGGCGATGTGCGCGAGGCTTGGACTGACAACGCTAGCCCGATGACGGACCTGGGTTTCGTCTCGGTGGCAAAGGGTGAAATCGTTTTTGAGATGCCCACCTGGGTTGAGGAAGGGGGGGGCTACTAATGGACTCCACCGACAAGGACGGCATCAGAGATCCCGACTGGGACGACACGGTAGCGGCGATCTGCGAGCCGACTCCAATCGACCCGCGCCGGGGCCTGCCCTCGGCCTCGGCAATGGTGCGAATCGCCGCCTGCCCTGGCAGCTATCTGGCTTCGACGCTGTGCCCTCCCTCGCCTGACAATGCCGACTCCACCAGCGGCACGCGCATCCACGCGGCACTTGAGACTGGCGACACGTCTTCCCTATCTGCCGATGAAAGCGAGACGGCGGACATGTGCAGGCATCAAACCAATGTGCTGCTGGAGGCGTGGTCAACGCCTGACGTGGTGCCTGCGATGCACCTGGAGCAGCGGCTTGGCCTGACCGCCCTTGGCGGTGTCGTTGAAGTGACTGACGCGACAACGGCACGGCTGGTCTGCACTGGCCAAGCTGACTTGGTTGTTGTTGAGCGCGGGCGGGCCATCGTGATCGACTACAAGACAGGTCGAGGGGACTACGAGCACGCGGCTGGCAATGCGCAACTGCGCACGCTGGCTAGCCTCGTCGCCCGTCGCTACCGTGTAGCATCGGTGCGGGTCGCAATTGTGCAGCCGTGGGCCGGACAGCCTACGGTGGCAGACTTCGATGCTGAGGCTTTGGAGGCTGCGCATGAGTGGCTTGCTGACGTGCTGGTGAAGGCGCTGCGGGCAACGCCGCAAGACCTCCGCGCGGGTGAGTGGTGCCACTGGTGCCCAGCCAATGCGCGGTGCACAACCTTCAGAGAGACGGCTCTTGCCCCCGTCGAACGGCTGACGATGAGCCTGCCCAGCGATGACAAGACGGCGCGCGCGGCCCTGTTCGCTCGCGCGATGGAGCTTCCCGCCGATGTTCATGCTCGGCTTATGCGCGGGCTCCGGCTGGTGGCTTGGTATAGCGACGCCATCGAGGGCGCGGCGAAGGTTCGGGCGAAGGATGACGCGGAGTTTCAAGCGTTCTACCACCTCGAAGAAGGCGATAAAGTGCGCGAAGTCACCGACACGGGCGCGGTGTTCGGACTGCTGGAGGCGCACGGGCTGACTCAAGAGGCGTTTCTTTCCTCGTGTGTCACGATCAAAGTCGGCCCTCTCGATGAAGCTATCCAAAAGGCAGGCGGGCCAAACATCAAAGCCGATGGCACTCCCGGCAAGCGCTACGCTATCACGGGCAAGCAGGCGACTGACATCGTGACGAGCACGCTCACGAAAGCGGGCGTTCTCAAGATGAAGCGCAATGCTGCCAAGCTAGTCGAGACGGCGAAACAATTGCAGGAGGTCGAATAATGCAAAGCTCATCAAAAGAAGACGAAATCATAGCTAAGGCGAAATTCTTCTCCGCCGAGTTGCTGCCGCTGATTTTCAGGGCAGCCGATAGAAACAGGGTGTCAACGGTAGAACTTGTAATGGGAGCCGCTTGGGCATCGAGAGCGATGATGCAAGCCATCCAAGAGGAGGCCGAAGAAATCGGGAAAGATGCCGTTATTGAGGTGCCAGACTTGTTCGAGCTTTTTATCTGTGCCTTCAATCAGGAAATCAATCGGGAGGTGAAGCCATAATGTATTCCTCAAATCCACAGCCACAGCCGCAGGCGCTCGTGCCTTTGACCAAGGCTGAACTGTTCAGCGCTTTCGCGCTCTGCGGCCTTCTGGCCAAGGTCGGTTACACGGACCACAACGGCGACTCTCGCCCCGATCCAAACGAGGCTGCTGAAATCGCGCAAGCCGCCGACGCCTACGGATGGGCATTGGCTGCAAAGACATGGGAGGAACAACAATGACCGAGCACGATTTCAAACCGCGCGCGGTGGCGACGCTCCCCGGCGTGATTCTCCGCCTCATCCTGCCGATGCCTCACCGCCTGCTTTCGCCCAACGCTCGCACGCACTGGGCGGCGAAGGCGCGGGCTGTGAAGTCGGCGAGAGACAAGGGCAAGTGGGCAGCGCAGAAGGTGTTGCACGACGCTGGCCTTGCCCCGCCGAAGTGGGAGAAGGCGCATTACAAGGTGATCTTCTTCTGCCGCACAGCCGCCAAGCGAGACAACGACAACCTCATGGCCAGCCTCAAGAGCTACCGTGATGGCATCGCTGACAGCGGCCTCGTTGCCGATGACTGCGGCATGTGGCCGCGGGGCTGCGAGATCAAGAAGGACGCCAGCAATCCGCGCTGTGAAATCGTGATTTGGGAGGTGGAAGCATGAACTGCACCTCAAGCAAACCCGAAGCCATCGCCGCGCGCCTCGCCAAAGGCGTGAACTATGTGCTCACTCACAAGCTCACCATCACGCTCGCGGCCAAGCGGGCACACTGCAATGCCAAGCATCTGGGGCGGCATCTGCGCGGCCTCGGCATCGTGACCAAGGCAATGGCGAAGAACCAACCGAAGAGGGAGAAGGAATGATCGACCCCAACCACAGCTACGACGACGGCCAGCACTCAACGCTGACCATAGGCACCAACAACGGCTTGAAGGAGCGTGTTAAGGGCTCGCTGGTGCTGGTGCGCGCCCTGCGCAACATGGGCCGCGAGTCCTGCGCGCGGCACATTGAAGCCGAGAATCTGGCAACCTATGTCGCTGGCGCGCTGGCGAAGTATGGGGAGGGGGTCGCGTGATCGAATACCACAAGGAGCCAGCCGTGACCCTGTGGCACGGTGACAGCCTCGCCCTGCTGCGCTCGCTGCCGGATGCCAGCGTGGACGCCGTTGTGACGGACCCGCCGTATTCATCGGGCGGCATGCACCGTTCGGACAGGGCGCAGGCCACGTCGAAGAAATACACGCTGACCGACACGGCGAAGAGCTACCCTGAATTCTACGGCGACAATCGGGACCAGCGCTCGTTCCTGCTGTGGTCAACCCTCTGGATGGCCGAATGCTACCGGGTGACGAAGCCGGGCGGCGTGCTGTTGTCGTTTGTCGATTGGCGACAACTGCCGACGTTGAGCGATGCGATTCAATGCGGCGGCTGGACGTGGAGGGGTATCATTCCCTGGGACAAGACGGAGGCGGCGAGGCCGCAGAAGGGCTGGTTTCGCTCGCAATGTGAGTATGTGCTGAGCGCGTCGCATGGCACGCTGGGGAAAGAGCAGGAGCGCGGCGGCGGTTGCAAGGCTGGGCTGTATCGCGGCTCTGTCGTCGGCTCCGAGAAAGAGCACAGCACGGCCAAGCCTATCGAGCTAATGCAATGGCTGCTGGGTGTAGTGCCTGCAGGTGGCACTGTGCTCGATCCGTTTTGCGGCTCGGGAACAACGCTGCTGGCGGCGAAGAACCTGGGATACAAAAGCATCGGCTGCGAGATGAGCGCGGAGTATTGCGAGATTGCCACACGCAGGCTGGAACAGGGGGTGCTGGGGGTATGAGTGACGAACTTTTCCCCATCGAGCCCAGCCGCCCGCCTGCATTGCTGCTGGCGAGGCAACGGCTGGCTGCTGCTCAAGCTGCCTTTGATCGCGCCTCTGAAATTGAGGACGACACGGGCGAGCCCATTTCCGGCGAGGCTCGCCGCGAGTTGGCCGATGCCGCCCGCGAAGTGAACCACTGGGAACGGGAGGAACTACGGAAATGAGCAGCTACGACAAGACCAACACCGGCACCCTCGGGCGCAATCAGCGCCGCGAGAAAGACACGCATCCTGAGTACACGGGGAGCCTCAACATCGACGGCGTTGAGCACTGGCTCTCTGCCTGGGTGAAAATTAACCAAGCGACGGGGGAGAAGTTTTTCAGCCTCTCGGTGAAGCCGAAGGAACAACGCCAAGCGCCACCAGCGCAGAGCTACCAGCGCCCACAGGCTCAGCAGCAGCAGCCTATCCGACACGGCTACGGCAAGAGTCCGCCCCCAGCGCAGCAGCCGGGGTGGGTGGATCGCGCGCGGGAAGAGATCGCTGCGGAAAATGAATCGGGGGATATTCCATTTTGAAAACATCTCCATCATTCCAGTTTTACCCCGCCGATTTCCTCGGCGGCACCCTGCTAATGAGCGCCGAAGAGGTCGGTGCCTACATTCGCCTGCTTTGCTATCAGTGGCAGCAAGGATCTTGCCCCGACGACCTCGAAGACCTCGGCAAGATCGCGGGCGTTGCTGGCGCGAAGCTGCAAAAGCGCGTGCTGAAAAAGTTCATCGAAGCCGATGGCGAATTGAAGAATGAACGTCTCGAATGTCTCCGCGATGACCTGGAAAACTTCCGCGTCCTGGCCAAGAAAGGCGGCGACGCTTCGGGGGCCAAGCGAACCGGGAACAGCGAATGGGGAAAGGAGATGGCAGCGAAGCGCCAACGAACCGCTTCGTTGTCTTTTAACGAACCGGACAACGAACCGGACAACGAACACACTCCAACGAAGCGAACGAACTCTCAGTCTCAGTCTCAGTCTCAGTCTCACAATGAGCCATCTCCTGCTTCGCTGCGCGAGGGCGTGCGGGCGAGGCCGACTTTGCCACAAGCCAAGCAAGCCGCCAGCCAGCTCGCCATCACCGACGCCGAAGCTGAGTCCTGGTGGCTAGCCCGAGAAGCCAGCGAGTGGACCCGCAGCAGCAACGGCAGCACAACGCCGGTAGGCACCAACTGGCAAGCCGACCTGCGCAGCTACGTCAACTCAGCCCGTGAACGCGCTGCAACGGAAGCCGCACGCCAAGCCCAGCGCAGCAACGGCTACGGCAAGCCGCCGCCAGCCAAACGCGACCCTTCGCAAGTTCTCGATTTACCCAAATGAGCACAATGAACACTTCACCACAAAGCCAAATGACCGAAGACCAACAATTCTGCAAAGACATGCTCTCTGAGTGGGTGGGCGGCGACCACCATCTCCCGAAAGTCCACGGGTTCGAGAAGGGCATCTGCATCAACTTCTGCGGCGACCTGTCCACCCACGACGGCGACCGACTCACCCGTTTGGTGCTCCTCGCCCACCGTGACGCCGTCCGCATCGAGATCGCCAGCTCAGGCCCCCGCCGGGTGAAGATCATTGCCCACCGCCGCAAGCACGGAACGCGGGAAACCCTGAAGTTCTGGGAGTTCCATCCGACTCTCACCGATCTCTCAGCCAGCGCCTTGCAACTCCATGCCATCTTCGCCAAGCTGCAAGCCGAGCGGGACAAACTCCGCCAGCAGCTAGCCGAAGCCCAGCAAGCGCTTTCAGGCCGGACGGTTAGTTGCGAAAATTGCAACAGGCTGGCGAAGGGTCTAGCCGAAAGCCAGTCCCAGGCTCTCGACTTGCAACACGGTAAGTATGGAATCGTCCATCTAGCCGACCAACTAGTAGTCAGCCAAGCCCGCGAGGCTCAACTGCGGGAGGCTTTGGAGCGGCTGGATAACACCTACCGCGCAGAGCAAGACTGCGAAGCGCCGTTAAACCGGCCTGACTGGTTAAATCAGGCCCTCAACCTCCCATCTCCGCCAGTCGTCTCGCGTGCCGATGCTGAGGGGTTGGCGGAGGCTTTGGATTACATCAGCGTCGCCGTGGCGGGCTCTGCTTTTGTGTCACATCAGCACAAAGCAAATGTCCAGCCACACTACGACAGCGCAAGAAAGGCCCTCGAAACCTTCAACTCCAAATACCCAAAACCATGAACCAAATCGAACACCTTAACGCAATCAAGACCAAATGCCGCACAAACCTCGCTCTCGCCGAGAAGCGGACGCCGGGGAAGTGGGGTGTCGAACGCACAGGCAAAACCAACTGGATAGGGCCATTGCGCCGAAACGAAGACGGCAAAATCAACATCATCGTTGCCCACACAGACCGAGACCCTGAACTGAGGGTGCCAGCGCGCAACCAAAACGACGCAGACGCCGACTTCATCGCCGCCTGCCCGCGCAACGCTGAGGCTGGCTGGCGATCAACCATCGACAGGATCGAATCGACTCTTGCACTCAAAGAAATGCAAGTCGTCGGCGATCACATCAAGACTTGGGACTGGTGCAATACTCAGCTCAAAAACATCTGCGCCGCTTGGCCCATCGAACTTCTCCAATGAACTCAATGCCCAACGACACCTGCCGCTGCAGCTGCCGCCTCTACGTTTATTGGCTCCCTCAAGGGAGTCCCGAAACGTGGTCTGCCCCACAGCAGGCCCCACCACAACAAGGGCATGAAGACCCTCATTGTCATAAGTGCAACGACCATTGGTTTTAAAATCTCAAAAATGCAAACAACATGGACCTAGAACAACAAATCACCCAACTCGAAACCGCCATCACCATCATTAAAGCCCAAGCCGCCGGGAATCCTGTGGAGTGGGAGGTGAACGACAATGAGACTCACCCGAACGATTTCATCGCCTTCAAGACGGCGGCGGACGTTCCCGCTTTTCTCACTCCACCGGGCCGCCATACCATCCGCATCAAGGACTTCGTTCCGATCCCCTGGTCCGCCGAAAAGCAAGCCCACGCGCGTGGGGAGAGGATTGAGTTTAGACCTCTGCACAAAGGCCTGGACTGGATCAACTGGAGCAGCGGCGAAACGCCGCCGTGGGATGACGACGACCTTGAATATCGCATCGCACCCGAGCCTGTCATGGTTGACCTTGGGCCGGAGGACATTGAGCCTGGGAGCGCTTTGCGTCGTGCCGGGAACTGTGTTTCGGGCCGTATGATTCAGTCGTGGGGGGAATGGGGCGTTAGCACTCACGACAAAAAGACGATCACTTTTGCAGAGTTGCGTATCGGTAACTGGCTCATCCACCGCCCCTCCGCTCCCGGCGTTTGGAGTAAATGCGAGAAGGAGGGCGCGAAATGAACGCCCTCGCCCAACCCGCCCGCCAATGGGCTGCGCAAACCGCGCTGCACGCCAAGCCGACTCCACGAATCTCGTTCGCGACGACGAAAATCGACTGTCACTGCCCCGGCTGCGGGGAACGTTTTGAAACGGAAACGCTAGCGTCGATACTACCGGAGATCGGGGGCAAGCGCTGGCTCTACTGCTCGTCGGAGTGCCAGCAAGCCAGCCATCCCGAACTGCGCAAGCCAGCGCTGCAAATCAAGCTGGCGACGGCTGCTGAACTCAAACTGAAAGACACCGAGGAAAGGGCCGCTGCATGGCTGCGCTGCGCAACGGTGGACGGTCACGGGTACCCCGCGCGCTACCAGCGCTACGTCTTCTCCAGCCTGTCGCCATCGGCCCAGGCCGTCGCGAGGGAGTCGCTGGGCTGGGTGCCTCCGCTCGGTGGTCGCGGCATCGGCTTCATGGGGCACTCCGAAGCTGGCAAGAGCTACATCGCGCACGAGCTAGCGCGGCGGCTGTGGATGGCTGGCTATGACGTTGCTCTTTGCTCCATGCCTGCGCTCATCTCTGCGTTGAAAGGCAACGTCGAAATCAGCGATCGCTCGGCGATGGTGGAGCGTTGCAAAAGCGCGGGCATCGTGCTCTTCGACGATCTCGGAATGGAGCAGCACACGGACAACTCGCTGTCTGCGTTCTATGCGATTTTGCAACACCGCGAGGAGCACGAGCGGGCGAACATCTACACCTGCAACCTCGGCGGCGCTGGGCTCAAAGAAAAGTTTGCAGAATCGCCCGCGCTTTACAACCGGCTGAAACGCACTGCGGACTGGAGGGGGGTATGAGTCATGTGTTTCTTGGCTGAACGCCAAGCTCAGCCAGCGCGACCAAAGACTATGAAAACACCAAAGACTATGAAAACACCAAAGACATCAACGCCCGACTCGTTGGGTGCAGCGACTGGTTCGGCCATTCCGCGTGCTCAAGCTCTAATCTTCCAGCCGGAACTGACACACTCAGTCTGGACGGATGTGATGCACCGGAAACGCTCTCGCAAAAGCCTCGAAGCGATGCTGCGAAAGGAAGTCCGAGCAGGCCGATACGTGGGATACCGGCTGCTCACCATCGAAGCTGAATACATCGGAGTCTGTTGGCCGAACGACAAAACTGAGGGGCCGCCCTCGCAAACCTCAACCGAAGCCAAAGACTAACGACCATGCCTGACTCACCTGACACCACTACACCCGCCCAGGGCGGTTCCTCTCCAGTGCCCTTGTTCGGCTTTGATCGCATGTCGGAACATTGGCCTGCATCGTATCGGGGACGCATCCCAACCAAGGTCCGAATGGCAAAAGACCTTGGCCCTGATATGTGGGGCATCATGCCAAAAGGCCCGCGCCTCTGGGTGAGAATTAATGATGAGGTGCTGGTGAAATGTAACCAGCACGGAGCCATGTCACTGCTGACTGAATACGGTGAACTTGGAGTAAAGCCGCTGGAATGTGAAATCATTGAATGGAGAGAGCCGAACGATAAAATCCAGCCATGACTGCCCGCCCTACGACTCCGACCTCGCCACCGACTCCCGACGGGCAGTCATTGGCTGCGATGCCTTGTTACACCTCTTCGTGTGGCCGGGTGACGTTGATTCTACGACAGATAGCCTCCGAGCCGTTGCCTGCATCCCGCTGGTTCTCTGACGTTGGTCTAAAGCCCCCGAAAAGAAAGTTACGAAAAGTTACATTTAGCGTTTGACCCCGCGTAACCTTGGGTTACTATTCCGAACCATGAAAGCAAAACACATCAACCGCTCAATGCCAGGATGGCCAGTCGAAATCAACAAGTCCCCCAGTCGTCACGACCGCTGGGATAAAGAAGCCCGCCTGTCTCGTATCGACGAGCTGGCGTCCCCTCCCTCCGCGCGCGCGCGGTCACGCCGTCACCGGCTGGCCGTGGTTCGCGGGCTGTCCCTCATGTGGGTCAAGCTCTCCATCGCCGGACCAGCGCGCGCGCTGCCATGACCTCCACCGAATACAAAGCCGCGCGGGAGCGGCTGGGGATGACCCAGGCCGCTCTTGCCGATGCGTTGGACGTGAGCCGCAAGGCGATCAACGAACGCGAAGCGGGCGGCACCATCACGCGAGAGGTGGCGATGGCATTGGAGCTTCTGGCGCTCCGAACTACCCCAAAGCGCCGCAAGGGGCCGAACGCCGAAGCTCTGCCGACGGCGAGCACAGCGGCCCCGCATACATGACAGACGCCATTCGAGCCGTTGGCAGCAGCCGATGGTTCCCCTGACGATCTCCGCCACGGGCGACAGCCGCCCGACGATGCAAACCAAAGAATCTTCAATTTGTGTATTGACATTAAATAGGGTGCATGTAATATGCCCATACCGACACGGCGGCACCGTGAATCTCAGCAAAGAATACAAGCCATGAACTCCACCATCTTCTACGTCAACTCAGTCGGTTTCCTCTGCCAATGGAAGGGCCAAGTAGTTCGGAAAGACGCTGAAAGCGTCGTTGTCCGCTTCTCGAAATCCAAGGTGCTCAAGTTCAGCCTGAAAGCCTTAGACTGCCCCCTCTTCATCGTCACCAAGCGCCCGATCAAAGCCTGCGGCCTTGCAGTAGATCAAGCCGCAGAAAGCACCAGCTACGACGATGCCACGATGGAGAAAGTAAAGGCTCTTGTGCAGGGCAATATCGAACTCGAATGGAACTCAAAAGGATGGGCAGCATGAACCAAGAACCAACACGCGGAAGGCCGCCGCTCCCGAAAGGGACGGCGGCAACGTCACAGATACAACTCAGGGTGCAGATGAAGCGCAAAGCCGCTTACGTCCGCGCGGCCAAAGGAATGCCGCTCGCTGAATGGTGCTTCAAGCACCTGGACGCCGCGAGCGGCTACGAAGACACGACAGACTCCGAGAGGAAGGGGAACGATTTAGCACACCAACGGAAGGGGGAGGAATGATATGAACGAAGAGACAAAACAACCAAGCCACGAAACGCTAGACACTGCACCAAGCCCCCTTCCGTTGGGTGCTGCTGCTTGTTCTCTGTTGCCAGCGCCCTATTACGACGCTGGTGGCATCACGATCTACCTCGGCGACTGTCGCCAAATCATGCCGTTGCTGGGCAACTTCGACCTGCTCATGGCTGATCCTCCGTATGGCATCGGCATGGACAAGGCGATGCACAAAAAAGGGGGAGAACAGCGAGGCAAGGCGCTCGCAGCAAAGCGGCATTACGCCAATACTGACTGGGACTCTGAAACGGTGGCTGAATGGGTGATGCACTTGGCTCGTTCAATCTGTGAAAAACAAATCATCTTCGGTGGCAACTACTACGCGCTACCTCCTGCAAAGTGCTGGCTGCTGTGGGATAAGGAAGTGAACGGCGAGTTTGCCGACGCTGAAATGGCATGGACGAATCTGCCAAAGCCCGTGCGCCTCAGACGACACATGTGGAACGGAATGCTGCGCAAAGGAGGCGAGGAACGCCACCACCCGACGCAAAAGCCGCTGGAAGTCATCCAATGGGCAATCCAGCACGCGGGCGACGTGGGAACGATACTCGACCCGTGGGCCGGAAGTGGCACCACAGGCCACGCCGCAAAGAACTTGGGCAAGCGCTGCGTGATGATCGAACGGGAGGAGCGCTATTGCGAGATAGCCGCCCTTCGTCTCGCTCAAGATGTGCTGCCGCTTCATGCAGAGAACAACGCAATAGCGCAACCGCATGAGAAATAGGCGCAGAGGCAGGCCGCGCACGCATGGCGCGTGGACGCCAGAATCATCGGCAAGGGCGCACGCCGCAAAGGCTCGGCTGCGCATGAAGCGCGGCGTTGAGACTGCACCGCGCCGTGTCCCCGCTGGGCAATACCTCGGCACACTGCGCTGGTATGCAGCAGACGGGGCGCTGCGTGGCTGGGTGGTGACTCAGGGTGATCGCGCCAACAACATCGGTGTTGTGGCCAAGCTCGCGGGCTCCGATCTGGTGCGGCGCTTTGGTGGCTGGGACTGGCTGCTAAAGGGTTTGCGGAAACGGCTGGCGGTGAAGAAAGTGATTTATGATTGATCCATCGAAGCCTTTGAAGAATGCTCGGCATGAGCGCTTTGCTCAGCTCGTCGCCAGCGGCCTCAAGTTGGTTGACGCCTTTGCCGAGGTCGGCATGGAGGGGAATCGTCGCCATGCTTCGGCGCTCGGACAAAAGAAGGACATTTCAGCGCGTGTTGAATGGATCAAGGAACAGTCGGCCCAGGGCACGATTTTGAGCCGACGCGAGGCGCTGGAGGTTCTGTGCCATGTGGCGAAGCATGGTGACTCTGGAGGCGCGAGGGTTTCGGCTGTTGCCCAGGCGGCGAAGATGGAAGGCTGGGACAAGCCGGAAAAGGTTGAGGCGGTTCTGGAGGTGCGTATTATGAAGCTATGAACGAAGACATAAAAAAGAGAGCTTTTTTGCTGCTCACAAAGCTGACGTGCAGCCAAGCGCAGAGAGAAGACTTTGAAACGACTGGCAAGATACCCGAGGAGCAATTGCTGGGCATCCGAGGCATTGGGGCTAAGGGGATTGAGCTGCTGCGCAGTGCGGGTTATGTGACCGATGCGAAGCCCAGCGATATTGAGCTGGCGAGCTTGCCCGCGATTGCGCGGAACGCTCTTCTGCGTGCTGAGATAACCACCATTGAGCAGGCATGTGATGCGATCCTGTCGAAGCAAATCTTTCCCGGCAAGCCTCGCGGATTTGGAGTTAAGGCAATCGAGGCTCTGGAGAAATTCACTGGCCGAAAGTTGCGCCCCAATGCCGCCCCACGGTGCGAACAATGGTGGGATGAAGTGAAGGACTCGCTGGCGTGGAGCGGGGCAATACAGGGCACCGCTTGGGCTGACCTGTGGCCTGAGGCGCAAGCCGACCTTCGCGCGATCTATTCCGCTGCGCGCTGCCGTGGTCCCCTCCCGGCCTCCCCGTTGGAACGAGGGGCGGTTACTGCCGCTGGCAGTCCGAGCGGTGGGGCGAGGGCCTGCTGATTGCCTTTGCAGTAGCCACGATGCCGCGACTCGGAAGCTCCGGCGTCGCTTTTGGCGGCAGGCGAGGGAGGGGTGATGATGCTGGCTGGTGGTGCCCAGGCTGACTCTGTGCTCGGATCGTGTGAACCTCATCCCGTCATGTCTTATGCTTTTTCGGCATAACTGAGGCGCTTGCTATGCGCTGTACGCATAGCCTTGATTTTCGGCGAAGTGGTCAACTTGGTTGATGGTGCCCAACACACAGACCATTGATCTTCCGCATCGGTTCAAGCCAAGGCCATATCAACTGCCGATGTGGCGAGCCATGGACACGCACAAGCGGTGCATGATGGTTTACCATCGCCGCGCGGGGAAAGATAAGCTCTGCTTCAATAAGCTGATTTGCAGGGCATTGGAACAGCCCTGCAACCTGGCCTATTATTTCCCCACGGCTACACTTGGCCGGAAAGCGCTGTGGAAAAACGTCGATGTGAAAGCCGGAATGCGTGTCATCGACCACATCCCCAAGGAGATTCTAGCCAAGACCCCGAACGAAACGAACATGATGATTGAGCTTGTCAACGGCTCCACCATCCAAATCCTCGGCACTGACAACCTCGATGTGGTCGGCGGAAATTACTTCGGCGTAGTCTTCTCTGAGTACCAAAAACAGAACCCGCTGGCGTGGGATTTGACCCGCCCCATCCTTGCTGAGAATGGCGGCTTTGCGTGGTTTAATGGCACTCCGCGCGGCGAAAATCATCTGTTCGATCTGCTCAAGGTGAACCGAGACAACCCGCTGTGGTTTACGCAGGTCTTGTCGTGCGATGATACCCACGCTATCACAGCGGCAGACATTGAAGAAGAGCGGCGCTCGGGAATGTCTGAGTCGATGATTCGACAGGAGTTCTACTGCGACTTCTCAGCCACGAACGAAGGCGCGATCTACGGCACCGAGATGAGCAAAGCCATGGCGCAAGGCCGCATTGGCAACTTCCCCGTCGATGGCAATACGCCTGTGCATACCTTCTGGGACTTGGGAGGGCCGCGTAACACGGTGGTGTGGTATGGTCAACGCCTACCGTTCGGGCGCTGGCGCTGGGTGGATTGCGACTATGGCCTGAACCTCACGCTGAACGAGCGTGTCGCGTGGATGAAGGCGAAGGGCTACGCCTTCGGCAACCACTACCTGCCCCACGACGCCAACCAGACGGCGCGTACTGGGGCAACCTTCGCCAGCGATGCGCGGGCGGCTGGGTTGGCAAACATCCACGTCGTCCCGCCCATTGCTGACGTGTGGTTGGGAATCAACGCGGTGCAGTCCATCTTCGACTCGTTCGAGTTCTCAACACCGGCCTGCGAGATCGGGGTGAAGGGATTGAAGGCCTACGAGTCGGCCCCTGATTCATCGAGTGGCGTCGTTCGCAACACGCCTCTGCACAACTGGGCCAGCCATGTGGCTGATGCGGTGCGGACCATGGGCGAAGCGGAGAAGCTGGGCTTGATTCCTGGGATCGTCGGCTCGCGCGCGGCAGCGAGGCCGATGGGGCAGGCGGTAGTCGCGGGAGGCGGCTGGTGAACGCCTACGCGCTGGCCTATGCTGCCTACCAAGCCGCTGGCCATGGGGACTTCCTCGATGACTTGTCGCTGCATCTCCAGCATGGCTATGTCGTCTCTACGCCTACCGGCTTCGGCATGGCGAGGCCCATTGATTCGAGTTGGCGCGATGACAACGCGCGGCTGGCCGACATTCGGCAGAGTGACGCGGGCGGCGATGCGTGGTTCATTTGGATGGTGGCAGGCGATCTAGCCGAGGTGATGAAGTTCCTCCCGAGCCGAAAAAAGTGGCTTGCTTTTGCGAGGTGTGGTTTGCCTCGTTGGGTCAAGACCGAGAAGATTTTACGATATGAAGTCGCCCGACAATTCCGCAGCCGTGAAAGAGCAGGGACTCGCGAGAGCCCAAGCGCAGAAGAACTTTGAGGCGCAAATGGCGCTTATGAAGGCCCAGAAGTCAGAAGTGGCAGAGGTTGACCCCCTCGTCATCCCGCCCCCGCCACCGCCAACTCTGGCCAGCAAGGAAGTCGATGATGCTGGGCAGGAACAGAAGCGGCTGAACAAGCGTCGCTTCGGTTTCGACAAAACCACCTATGCCGGTGCTGGCGGCAGCAGTGTCCTCGGCGGTGCTGCTGCGCTGGGCGGCGCTCGTCTCGCGGCTTAGTGTTTAGGACTCCAAACCATGCAAGTCACCGACCTCATCACGCTCAACGAACGGCTACGCTCTGAGGCATCAAGCATGTATGGGCTTTGGCGGCAGTGCGGGCAATATTGCCTCACGCGGAAGCTCTCGTCGCTCATCACCTCGACAAGCCAGTCGGGCACACAGCCGGGGGCGGCTCCAACGATTGACTTCCAACTACTCAACGACGTAGCCGTCGATGCAAACGCGGTTCTCGCGAGTGGCTGCATGGAATGGATCATGCCCAGCTCGGGGCGCTGGATCAACCTCAAGCCAGCCAGCCAGCAAGAGGGCAACGATGCCGTCGAAGACTGGCTACAATCCTGCACCGACGTGATTCTGACGGCGCTGCTGGATTCCAATTTCTACACCCGAGCCCACGAGGCCATGCTGGATTCCTCAACCTTCGGCATCTCCGGCCTGTGGGCAGAGGAAGGATCGCGCGGGCTCAACTTCCGCACTTGGGACGTTGGCAGCTTTGTCTTCTGCGAGAATTCCGAGGGCTACGTTGATACCGTCTTCCGCGAGGTAGAGCGCACGGCGAAGCAGGCCAGCGAGGAATTCACCACACTACCTCCGCAGGTGACGAGGGCGCTGGCATCGAACAAGCCCAACGATAAATTTCGCTTCCTGCACTGCTTCTACCCTCGGCCTGCCAAAGAGCGCAAGGAAGCGGGGCCGCAGTCAATGCCCATCGCGTCGGTATGGATTCACATTGACAGCAAGACGGTGTGTAAAGACTCGGGCTACAATGAGCTTCCCGCCTTCATCTCGCGTTACCTTCGCTGGAGCGAGGCCAGCGCCTACGGTGTGTCGCCAGCCATGCAAGCCCTGGCTGAAATCCGAGGCGTGAACTATCTCGAACGGATCATGGGCGGGCTCGCTGAAACCACGCTGAACCCGCGCCTTGTCATCCCGCAAGGCTTCCAAGGCGTGCCCGATCTGCGCCCCGGCGGGCAAACCATGGGCGGCATCAGCAAAGACTCCAGCCCTTATGAGTGGATGACAGGTGGCAACTTCAACGTCGGGCTAAACCTCATCGAACGGAAGGAAGAGGCTGTCCGTCGTGCCTTCCATTACCGGCTGTTCCGCGCGTTTGAAGACCGCAAGGGGGATATGAACATCCCGCATGTGCTGGCCATTCAAGCCGAGCAGGTGCTGGGCTTCTCGCCTGCGTTTACGTCACTGACGACAGAGCTTATCAACCCCGTGGTGGAGCGCTGTTTCATGCTGCTCTACCGCTCCGGCAAGCTGCCCAAGGCACCGCGCGAGGCGTTCGTAACCAATGCCCTCGGTGCTTCCATGCTGCTGTTCCCGCGTATTGCTCAAAACAATCGCATGTCTCTCGCGATGCAGTCGGCCAAGGAACAGGGGATGCAGGCGCTCATGGGCATCTTTGCCCCACTGGCTCAGACGGGCTCGCCGGTTCTCGACAACCTCGATGAAGACCGCGCCTTCCGTGACATTGCCCGAGGTCGCGGCCTGCCTGCCGACTACCTCAAGCCTGAGGCGACTCGCGACACTCTGCGCCAAGCTCGCCAGCAAGCCCAGCAAGCCCAGCAGCAACAAGCGATGCTACTGGAGGCCGCGAAGAATCCCGAGATCGTCAAGCAGGCGGCTGGCGCGATGCAGGGCGGCATGGAGGAAGCGGCATGACGCACCAACTCGAAGCCATCCTATTCTCCACGACAGAGCAAGCGGCGGACTTCGCGTCTGACTGCAAGGCGATTTTCTCGACGCCCACGGGGCAACGGGTGATGGCTGCTCTCTGCGCTGCCTGCCCTCCGATGGCCAACCCTTTCACGCTTCCCGGCGAGCCGCAAATCATCGCGGGCCGCGCGGAAGTCGTTTCCCTTTTGCTTCGGGGGTCGGGCCTACCGATCACCGGGGCGCAAACCCAAGAACCAAGAACCATCCAACATGGCGAACATAACCAAAGCAGAGAGGGAGCGCCGCGCGCTCGAAGCCCCAAACCCACCGACCTCAGCCAGTGAGTCGGAGCAGGAAACGACAGCCCTACCGAGGCACGCGGAAGTTCGACCGGACCTGCCGGAATCACGGGAGTTGTCCGAGGTGCCGGATGAGTCGCCAGCACAAGGCAACGAAGGCAAACGCCGCGTTCCCTATGGCACGGAGTGGCAATATCTAGAGCCTGGAGAGCCACCCAAAGACCCGCACTTCGGCGATCTGACGCCTGAGTGGGTAGCTTGGAAGGCTGCTCAAAAGTAACGCACTGAACCCACCACCAACACCATGAAAATCACCCACGATCTACTCCGCGAGCCTGACAGCGGCACGCCTCCCGCTGGCGGTGGCACCCCGCCTCCCGCTCCGGCATTCACCCCCAGCTTTGACGGCGCTGTCGGTGCCGATGGCTCATTCTCCCCAGGATGGACGGCGAAGGCCTTTGGGACCGACTACAACGGCCCACTGGCGCAAGCCAAGACGCTCAGCGATGCTGAGAAAATGCTACGCGACAACATCGCGGCAGCACGCGCCAAGACGGACGGCATGATCCGAGTCCCTGGAGCTGACGCCAAGCCGGAAGACTGGCAAGCCTACCACAAGGCCATCGGTGTGCCCGAGGCGGCGGATGGCTACGGCCTCGCCAAGCCCGACACGCTGCCTGACGGTGTGGTGTGGGATGACGGCCATGTCGCCGCCTTCTCTCAAGTGGCGCACAAGTTAGGCCTCACGCCTGCCCAGGTGAAGGGCCTGACGGAGTTCCAGACGGGGTTCGTCGGTGACACGGTGAAGGCTCAGAATGAAGGCCTGCAAACTGCCCTCGCTAACGAGAAAGCGGACCTTGCCAAACGCTTCGGCGACAACATCGGCAACGCGGTGAATGCCGCTACCCAACTTGCCAACGCTAAGGGCGCTCCTGAGTCATTGAAGGCGGTGGTGGCGGCTGGTGCGTTTGATCCTCAGTCGCCAAAATTCTGGGGTGCTGACGCTCTAGAGTTCGCGGCCTTCGCGGCAAAGGCGATGGGCGAGGATCGCGGCGGCGGTGGCGTGGGCGGTGCCCAGGCTATGAGCGTGGCCGAAGTGAAGATCATCATGTCGGACAAGTCCCACCCGCTGCATAGCAAGTGGGCCAGCGGTGACGCGGAGCTGAACAAGCGAATCCAAGACGCCTACAAGGCAGAGAGTTAAGGGCTCACCATCTCCAAACTTTTCATTTGCAAACCCGTGGGGAGGTCTTCACGGGTTTGCTGTGTTCGGGCTCCATTGGGACTTACCCGGCAAAACACCGCACGTCTCACACGGCCCGCTAAGCGGCCTACCGGGGAAGGCAGCGAGTTCGATAATCTCCACGCCAAGCGCGTGGGCATCGCCTCCACACAATGTCCTTCGACCCCACCTATACCATTCCGGCGCACACACGCCGACAGTTCCAAGATTCCTTCTCCGCGCAGATTCAACAAGTCGAGTCTCGCTTCGCCGTCGCCCAAAACAACGCCTCCGATTGGACTGCTAAGCAGTACGTCAAGCGCATGTCGGGCCAGCAAACATGGCGCGTCAACAACGGACGCTTCGGCAAGAACCTAGCCAAAGAGTTCGTGGCGGGCTTCCGATCCGGCTTCTGGCAGACGCTCGAAATGGAACCGGTCAAGTTCGACCAGCACGACAAGGCCAAGCTGGACACCATCTCCCTCCCCACCTCGGACGTGATTCGTGATGGTAAGAGCGCGTTCAATCGCCTTTGTGATGACTTGTTCCTCACGGCTGCGCTGGCGGATTCGCTCGGAGGTGAAGACCCCTATGTCACGCCTACCGTGTTCCCCACGGCCAACGTGATTCCCGTGAACTACATCAAGGCTGGCGTCGCCGCCTCTGGCGCAAGCTCGGGAATGACCATCTGGAAAATCCTCCGCGCCAAGAAGTATTACGAGGACCTTTCCATCAATCTCGACCAAGAAGAGCTGTTCCTGGCTATGTCGCCCGACGACAAAATGAACCTTCTCCTGTCTGCCGAGGCCGCGCCAAACGAGGCCTGGGCAAAGATCACCCTCGATTGGGTGATGAAGATGGAGACGGGCCAAAAGGACGCCAAGCTGTTCGGCTTCACGCCGATCATCACCACTCGCCTCTCGACGGCTACCGTCTCCAGCGAGCTGATTGAAAGCGCCATCGCTTTCAGCCGTCGCGCCTTCTGCTGGTGCCCGATGATGAACATCGAAACTCGCATTGAGCAGGGCAGCATCGAAGACCGCAACATGATTACCGTGGGAGCGAATGCGACTCACGGCGTGTTCCGCGAGCACGATGAGCTTGTGCTCAACATCAAATGCCTGCGCGTCTAAACCCCGACTCGAAACCCTTCACACTGAGGAAATCAAAATCTTATGGCTAACGGAAATTCGGATTACCAAACGGCGGTGAACGCGGCTGCGAAGTCGCGCACCACCACCCCCAACGACGACAATATCGCACTGGCTCGCCTGCAAGCGCGCTTCGTGCTGACCGGCCTGGGCACTGAAACAACGGGGCAATACCATGTGCTCGGCTGTCTCAAAACCTACGGCGCGCGTGTCATCCCCGAGCAGGTGCGGCTTCGCTTCACCGGCTCGGGTACAGTGGACTTCAAGGTTCAACTGGTGAAGGTGAACGCGGCAGGCACTCAGGTGGCGCTCTCGGCAGTGTCTGGCAACATCACGGCGCTTACCGCTGTGGTCGCGCTTACTGCCATCGGCGGCACGCCCATCGGTGACACGGTGGAGTTGGCGCAAACCGATGAGCTTCGCCTCGTCTTCACCACGGGCTCGGCAACCGTCGCCTTCCCCGCCACGGCTGGCATCGTCGCCGAAGTCGCCTACACCGCCCCCGGCTGCTAAACCCTGTCTGAGTTGGCGGACAATCAGCGCCGGGCGCGATCAACTATGATCCGCTCGGCGCTTTTCATTTCTCGATATGACACAGCTCGAACTCGCCAACATCGCCTTGGGGCATCTGGGGCAGGCCAGCATTGCCGACTACAACGAAGCGTCCCCGCCTGCTGAGGCGGTGCGTCGCTACTGGAATTTGGTGCGCGATGCACTGCTGAGAGAGCGGCACTGGAACTTTGCCATCCTGCGGGTAGCGCTGGCCAAGCGCAACGCCCACACGCTCGCGGCTGGGGTGACGACGAACGGTTCGGCCACGGTGACATGCACCTCGACTACGGGCGTCATCGCAGGCGACAGGATCGACGGCAACGGCATCAGCTCGGGCGCGCTGGTGGCGAGCGTGACGAATGGCACCACGCTCGTCCTCGACACCGCAGCGACGGCGACGGCTACCGGCCTGACGCTGACGACGTTCACCCCTCCTCTCGACGAATACAGCACGGCCTTCGCGCTGCCGAGTGACTACCTGCTCGGGCTGGAAATCAACCAGCGCGAGCTAGGCACCAGCGAAGCCGCTGCCGATGTGGAAGGCGCATTCATCTTCTCCAACGATGAGACGGCCATCCTTCGCTACGTCGCCAAGGTGACGGACCAAACCAAGTGGGATTCAAACTTCTGCGAGGCCTTCGCGCTGCGTCTGGCTTCGCGCGTCGCAACCTCGATCACCACCGCCCAGGGCCTCGCTGGTAGCCTAGCCCAGCAAGCGGACGCGATGATGCTCAAGGCCTGCGGTCCTGACGCCCGCGAGACTCGCCCCCGCGCCCTCATGGCTGGCGGTTGGGATTCGGAATGGATGGCAGCACGGCAAGGATTCACCCAATGAAAGTTCTCAACTCGTCATTCAACGGCGGCGAGGTGACACCGCTGCTCGAAGGTCGCTATGATCTCGACTCGCTGCGCCGGTCCTGCCGGAAGCTGCGCAACTACATTCCGCTTTCCATCGGCGCGGCGGTGCGTCGGCCTTCGCTGCTGCATCACGCCATTGCTGATACCGTGCTGCCGCTACCGGCAGCGAGCTTGGGCAGTCTGAGGTTGCACACTTTCACCTTCAACATCACCACCCAGTTCGTGCTAGGATTCTGCCAGCCCAGACAAGTTACGCCTCCAGGCGATAATCCGTCATGGGAGGCTTTTTTCTACGTTTGGGACAGCGAAGGAGTGCTCAAGTTCAGCGGCTCATACTTGGATACTGGGTATGACCTAACTTCCCCGAGTGGCATCATTGGCACCCCCAACCCTGACAACTATTCGTTTGCCCAGGTCAACGATATTCTCATTGTTACCTCGTCCAACTTCCCGCCCGTTGTCATCACCCGCGTCACTGATACGAATTGGACGGTGGAGAGCATGATCGGTGCTCCAAACATTGCTCCTTTTGGTCTGAATTATAGGCTCTCCAAGCCGGGATATTACCCGCCGTTCCTCGATGACGAGGTGCCCGACCCGAGCCCGAACGACTTAGCCGAGGGCGTGGTCTGGCCGTTTGCTTTCACCGCCACCGGGAGCAAGGTCATCGGCGGCGCTATCGACACGGCGACGATGTTTCTGGGGCCGTGCCCTGCTACGTGGCGACTCTACACCGGCACCACGGCCTTCGTCGGCACCATCTTTCTCGAAGGTGCTGACACCAACAATGCGGCAACGTGGGAGGCGCTGGGCAGCTACACCAACGCCAGCACGGGCGCGATGGTGCTGCGCGGCACGGTCTTCTGTGGCTTCGCGTTTCTGCGCGTTCGCATCGCTCGGACTTCGGGCACGGCAACGCTGGAGCTTCGGCATCTCGGATCGTTGACAGCTCCGACTGCTTACGTCTTCCCTGAAGCGGGTGTATTCGGTGATAATTACACTCTCGCTTTCTCACCAGAGCCTCCGCCTGGACTAAACCCCCAGTCACCGGACTTCGACGACACTGGCTATGAGTTCATCCAACTCACCCACCTTCGCAACGATGCCGTCGCGACGATCCAAGCCGTCACCGGGGCGAACAAACTCACCTCCAAAGAGATTCGCTGCAGCGATGTGTGGAGCTTCTACACAACGGGAATCTGGGTGGGCTCGGTTTATCTCGAAGTGAAGGGCACGACGGGGGAGTGGGACGTTTTGAAACAGTGGTCCTCGAACAAGGATCAAAACCACAGCGCCACAGGGCACGCAGCCAACCAGGTTCTTCGCCTGCGCTGCGTGCTCACCGATGCGGACCAAGCGGCGAATGGCGGAGCCTCAACGAGTGTGTTCTTCCCTCGCTTCACGCTCACCAGCGAAGACGCGCGGGTAAGCCAATGGGTCCAGGTATATCCCGATCCTACCGCTGGCACCTCGGCGGCTTGGAAGCCTACGCACTGCTTGAATCGTAGCACGCCTGTTCTTGTGGAGTTGGGCAGCGATACGGCTATCCTCTCCCTCGCCACCAATCGAGTCGGGCGCGGCGCGTTCAGCCAGTATCAAGGCTACCCTGCTGCCGTGTGCGTTCACGGTGAACGGCTCTACTTCGCGGGCACTACCCGCAGTCCTGCGCGGCTGTTCGGCAGCTCGGTGAATGACCTGTTCAACTTCCGCGCCACCGGCCTCGATGACGGCGCGCTGTCTTTCAGCCTCGCGAGCACGCGGGGGAACTCGGTGCAATGGATGATGCCCACGGCGCGCGGCATCATCGCGGGCACCAGCGGCGAGGAATGGCTGGTTGACGGTGGCGACATCGGCATCACCCCCAGCAACGTCACCGCCCGACTTCAATCACACTTCGGCAGTGAAGCGATCATGCCGCTGCCCCTCGACTCGGCCCATATCTTCGTGCGGCGGGGCGGGGCGGCGCTGTGTGAGTACACGTTTGAATGGGGAAGCCAAAATTACGAAGGCGTGGACCCGTCCGAGCTGGTGAAGCACATTACCGGCGTCGGCGTCCGTGCCATCGCGTTTAGCCGCAATCCCGAGCCGGTGCTGTGGTGTGTGATGAATGACGGCGGCTTGCTAACGGTGACCTACAACCGACAGCAGCAAGTCATCGGCTGGGCGAAGCATTCGACAGCGGGCACGTTTGAAGCGGTGACGGTGATTGAGGGCCGCACGTCCCAAGCTGATGAGGTCTGGTTCATCGTGCTGCGCAACAGTCGGCGGCGTCTGGAGCGGCTGGATTCGGCCTTCTGGGCAGCGCTCTACACGGCTGATCCGCTGGTTCATCTCGACGCGGCAGTGGTGAAGACCGGCGCGGCGTTCACTTCGATGGCGGGCTGCTCGCATCTTGTTGGCCTCGCCTGCACACTCGTCACGCGCGGGGCCTCCGGCGTGCCCACGGTGGCGGCTGTGACTCCGGCGTCGGGCACGGTGACGACGCCAGCGGGCACAACCCACGCCGTTGTCGGCCTCGCCTACACCAGCGAGTTGCAACCGATGCCGTTTGATCTGCCGTTGCAAGACGGCACCACCAAGGGCCGCGTGATGCACACGCCGCAAGTGGCGGTGCAGCTTTTT